GACGAAAGGACTGAGCAAGGAAGACTTCCTTGACGGCCTGCGTGGCGATTCTCTGGACGCTGCAACCAAGGCCCTTGAGCAGGAGCTTGTCGATTTTTTCCCCCAGCGCCTCCGCAAGATGATTGCGCTTCTCGCGTCCAAGATGGACGAAGTGGCAAACGAGATGCTCGGCAGAGCGGAGGCGGGACTCGAGAAGGCGACGATCGAGAGCCTGGCAGGAGCATCTGGGATGCCATCTGGGAAGCCGCAGGAATCCTCGGAGTTCATCCAGGCAAGTGGACCGTCAGACAACTCTTCGCCGCTCGCGACAGCCGCCTAGAGCACGACTGGTGGCACACAGCAAACATCCTTGCCCAGCAGGCGAACATCAACCGAGATAAGAGCACGCCGAAGTCAGACCCTCGGAAGCTGAATCCCTACGCGAAAAAACAGAAGCCTCGACAGGCGACTCCTGATGACCTGAAACGCCTTTTTGGCCAAGACTGGCAGAAACACGTATGAGTGCTGGAGCAGTCAGAGCCGGTGGCGTGTTTGTCGAGATCGGTGCCGATCCGAGGAAGTTTTTCTCGGCGCTGAATCGGGTCAACAAGTCTCTCGGCAATATGGGCCGGTCGCTCGCCTCGGGTGGCGGACGGCTCGCAGCTGCTGGCATTGGCATGGCGGCACCAATTGCCGCTGCCGTTCAGCAGGGTGCTGCGTTTGAGTCAACTCTGCTCAACATCAGGGCGAGCACCAACGCGACTTCTGCCACGATTGATCAGATCAGGGCGTCGGCCATGCAGATGAGCCAGGCTCTCGGCGTCGGGCCTACAGAGGCTGCGCAGGGCATGCTTGAGCTTCTGAAGGCTGGCGTTCCGCTAGAGGCTGTTCTCAATGGTGCCGGAACTGCTGCTCTGCAATTTGCAAAGGTTGCAGGGCTTGACGGAGCCACTGCAGCGACTGTGATGAGCAAGGCTATGAACGCCTTTGGGGTTGATTCGGTAGTTGCTGCAAACTCTATGAGTTCTGCTGCGGACGCTTCGGCAACGAGCATTGAGGAAATGGCACAAGCTTTTTCTCAAGCCAGTGCGGTTGCCGCCACTTCAAATATGTCGATTGACGATTTGTCGGCATCGCTGGCAGTTCTTGCCAATAAGGGCATTGTCGGCAGCGACGCAGGCACAAGCGTCAAGACGATGATGCAAAAGCTAAAGGTGCCTACAGATGAGGCCGTTGATGCACTTGCACGGATTGGCCTTTCGTTTGATAGCTTCCGTGGGGCTGACAAGCAGTTGCTTGATACTGCTGGCGTGATCGGAGTGCTCGAAAAGGCGCTCCAGGGCGTTGACGCACAGACTAAGGATGCAGTCCTCGGGAAGGTGTTTGGGTCAGATGCTATCCGTGCCGTTACCATCTTCACGCAAGTCGGCGTGGATGGGTTTAACGGCATGAAGGAGGCAATGGCAAAGGCTCTGCCGGTCGGCGAGAAATACAAGATTCTGATGTCTGGCCTCGCTGGTGCAGGCGGCAATATCCTCGCCGCCATGCAGCGACTTGCTATCTCAATCTCTGACGCCGTGGCACCGGCTCTCGCCAGCGTTGTGCCGTTTATCACGGGATTCATTGACGGGCTGACGAAGCTGGCGACGGATAACAAGGAAGCGGTTTCTGCTTTCGCAAAGTTCGCGGTGGCTGCAATTGCTGCCGGCAGTGCGATGGTCGGGCTTGGCATCTCGCTCCAAGTGACGTCGTTTGGGTTTGCTGGCATTGGCAAGTCCGCAGCGTTCGCTTTATCTCCGCTGACAATGCTGATGGGAACTGTCACTGGCGTGGGCAAGAGCTTCGCGTTGGCGATGCCTGCAACGCTTGCACTCGCAAACTCAATCGGTTCGTCAATGCTTGGTGCGTCTGCGTCTGTGCTGTCATTTGTCGCAACTTCAACAAGTGCGCTAGCTGTCTTTGCCACGTCCTCTGCCACGGCGTTGACAGGATTTGCCGCATCAAGTGCCTCCGGGTTCGTTCGCATGAGCGGTGCCGCATCTGTGGCGGCTCAAGCGATGTTCCCGGTGTTTTTCACGGGATTCAATCGCGGCATCGCCGCCGGTGCCGGATTCTTTTCGGCTACGCTGCGAGGACTCAACGGCGTCGTGATGGCGTCAAGTGCTCTGCGTGGTGCAATGTTTGCCGTGTCTGGTTCTGGCATGGCTCGCTTTGTTGGCGACATCGTCGGCGGGCTGACTCTCACTTATAAGTCGTTTGTCTGGTGGGCTACTGGTGCGTCAGCACGTATGGCACAGTACGCCGCCAATCTCACGGGCGCTGTAGGCAAGACGATTGCGTCAACGGCTGCGATGTCGGCGGCTTGGCTTGGATCTGCTGCAAGAGGCGTGGCTGCGTTTGTAGGCTCTGCCGTGGCAGGAATAGGCACATATCTTGCCGCTGCTGCAATGGCTGTCGCCGGCTCTGTGGCGTCTGCCGCATCAGTAGCAGCTGCGTGGCTTGCACCGCTGGCACCGCTTCTGCTCTTGTCTGCGGCGGCCTTGGGCGTTGGTGCTGCCGTCAAGCAGTTCGGGCCGCAGATCGCCGGTGCCTTCTCTGGGCTGGCTAGCTACGTGACTCAGGCTGGCGGTGCCATTGCTGGCAGCTTCTCAACCGCAGTCTCTGATGGCATCGTCGTCCTCGGCGACCTAGCCACGACTGCCACCACCACCTTCAACGGCGTCTACGAAGCCGTCGCCGCTGGTGACCTAGCCGGTGCGATGGACGTGCTCTGGGCGGGCCTTGTCGCTGGCTGGCTGCGTGGCGTCGAGGCTCTGATGAGCTACGTGGACCCGTGGGTCGCAGCGTTCCAAGACGTATTCACGGACATCGGCTCTGGCATCTACATCGCGTGGGACAAGATCTACACGGATTCGGCGGCACTGCTGAACACGATGGGTGCGTTCATCATGGGCTTCTTTGACAACATTGCCAACGGAGTCATGGCGACGTTTGACAACCTTGTCGCCGGCATCCAGATCGCGTGGACCCGCGTGCAGGGATTTATTACGGGGGCCAAGGACACGGAAGAGCGGGTGCAGGCAATCAAGGACGAGAACGCCGCACGAGCCGAGCAGCGGATGCAGGAGCGACCAGGCGTGAACGCTCGCACGGACAAGGCTGCGGCAGAGAACGCACAGGCGGAGAAGGATCGCCAAGACAGAGTAAAGGCAATTCAAGACGACGCACAGGCAACAAAAGACGATAGGCAGGCTGCCAACCAGCAGCGAGCAGATGATAGGAGTGCGGCTACAGCTGCCGCCAAGGGCAACCTTGCCAACGTCACGACAAGCCAGGGCGAAGGGCGGAAAGATGCGGCCACCGCTGCCGAGGTCCTCAAGTCTCTTGAGACAGCGTCCTCGCTGGACCAGATCACGAACATCGGCGCGAGTATGGATGCTCTGATGAAGCGTGGCAACATAAGCAGCGAAATGGAATCAAAATTACTCGACGCCTACTACGCTGCGTTCTCTCGCGTGAACATTGATTCAGCATCTGCGTCAGCACGAAAAAAAGTGACTGCTGGTGCCGATGCTGCTGGCTCTGACTCGGCTACCAGCAAGGCGGAAGTTGCTGGCACGTTCTCGTCTGTCAACCTCGGCGGGATGGGATTCGGTTCATCGCTTGCAGAGCGGCAACTCAAGACGCTTGAGAGCATTGACAAGAACACGAAGGGGATGGGCGAAGAAGGAAAGGTGGCAGCGTAATGGCACTTACGTGGATTGAGGACGGCGACTCAAGGCAAGCGACGATTGTCCGTGCTGGCAGAAAGGCGACGTCGTCTTACGCAAAGTCGTACAAGATTTTTGGCACCCAAGACGACGTTGAGGTGCATACTGCAGTCAGTAACGCCATCGCCAGCACGCTGACATACTGGCAATACCCCGGCCTGCCTACGATGCAGCTTCGGGCCGAGCAGTACAGCGTCTCTTACCTCGGCGATGACGCTTGGCAGGTGACGATCAGCTATGAAAAGAACGGTGCAGAAGACGGCACAGATCCGCTCAAGCGTGCTCGGTCGTTTGATACGTCTGGAGGCACCAAACACATGACTCAGGCTTACGCTGAGTCCCGCTTTGGAACGGGTGCACCAGACCAGAAGATGGCTATTGGCGTTGACTCAAACGGCGTCAACGGAATCGACATCGTCGTGCCGCAGCTGCAGTGGCAAGAAAGCTATGACGTGCCGAATGCCTATGTGACTAGCTCGTGGATTCGTGGAGTTGCAGGCGTCACTGGCACCACCAACTCTTCGGCATTCCGTGGCTTTGAGGCTGGGGAGGTGTTGTTTGTTGGCTGTTCTGGATCTCAGGAATGGGACGACCAAAAGGGCCGAGGCCCGTGGTCGCTGGCCTTCAGGTTTGTTGCCGAGAAAAACGTCACCGGCCAGACCATTGGCGACATCACTGGCGTATCCAAAAAAGGCCACGAGTATTTGTGGGTGCGGTATGAGGACGCCGTTGACTCCAACGTGCTTCTGAAGAAGCCAAAAGCCGTCTACGTCAACAAGGTCTACAGAGAATCTGACTTTTCTGCTCTCGGCATAGGGACGAGCTGATGCCACGCGCAGACGGACGCCTAGAGCCTGGCCAGCCGATCCGAGGTGCCATCTCGGCTCGAGCGTGGAACCGTGCACAGGATGCTGCTGACATAGTGCTTGGTGCGAATGCAGGCACGTCAGGCGTTCCCGGCTCAACAGTCCTCAAGCCGTATACGTGGTGCTACTGCCAGTCGTCGGTGACTGTGGCACGCTGGGGCGTCCTCGCCATCACTGGCGTGCAGGTCACGCCTACGAGCTCATCAGGCGGTGCCACGGCGTCATTTGAGGAGATGCCTGTGCTGACAGGTGGCACTCCATCCGCGACCACGACGGCCTGGTGCGTGGCGGTGGAGCCGATTGAGAGCGGCAAGGTAGGGCGAGTTGCTGTCGGTGGCGTTGTGCAGTGCAAGGCTGCTGACCTTGGCAAAGCGTCAGGCGCTCACGTCCTGTGGAAGGATTCCAACTGGGCTTTGATCCGCATGCAGGCTGGCGTCATTCGCGGGACGTTCACTGGAACGTGGACAAAGGGCTCAACGACAACTGTCACGGACGCTGTCATATCTGGTGCCACATACACGGCGAAGAACTACATCGCCACGCTCTCAGGCTCTGCTTGCCTCATCGCGTATGTTGCCAATGAGTGGGTGCTAGTCGGCTGGGACTGGCACAGCATGACGGACTACGACGCCACGAAACAGCAAGTCCTCACGCACGCTGCAAACGGCGGCCTGGCGTGGGTCTCCACCACGGCCTGCACCTAATGCCACTTGCAACAAGAAATGGCGCGCTGATTGTCAAGGGAGATCTAATTGCAGAAAACTGCAATTGCTGCCTGACGGGTTGGTATTGCTCTGTCGAGCAGTGTCCGTGCAACTACACAAAACGCATGCCGTCTACCCTCAAGGCAACCATAGGATTTAACGTATCCGCAAACATCTATGGGCTATGGTTTGGCCAGTTTGCTGGTGCTTCATATATGGGATGCACTCGCATAACCACAAACCAGGCGTCAACTGTAAACGGCACATATAGCCTGACGCGAGAAGGACCAAGTTCGTGCTTTTACAACTATTCAAGCGACACGGTTTCGGTGAGAGTGTCCGTTGGCTCTCAGTCTGGAAGCCTAAACGGACAGCAGTATCAAAACGATTGCGGAACAGGCAACGTGAACGTGCACGTTGTAGGTTTATCTCTTTCTGTACCAAACACACGAAGCAGAGACACAACGTTTGGCCAGTATGGGTCTCTTGTTCCTGGCTCTGTAAGTAACGCAGCGTCAAAAAACTATACGGAAGACTACGGAAGCTACATGCCTGCCTCTCCAAGTTATTCTGTTCCTGCGGACGTGGCGTATAGAATCCCATACGAAAAGCGAATCAGTGCCTGGTACAACAGCAGCATGGGTATTGACGGTGCTCCGTCCGCAGTTGACTCGCCTGCATGTTCAATGGGCACTGCAACTGAAAGCGGGAAAATCGACACTATCAACCATCTTTGGAAATACGACGTTGTCTACACAAAGACAGACGGCGAATACCCGGAGAACGGAAGATTGAGCCGTGCCATATCTGTGCTGATTGAGGAATAGAAATGGCGTGTGTTCAGTCGTCTGGCATAACGAGCGATCAGGCGGCATCTAGCTACGCAACAGAAGAGGATTGCCTAAGCGCTTGCAAAGAGGGTGCGTGCTGCGTTGATGGCGTATGCACCACTCTTCCTAGGTGCAAATGCACGGGAACCTTTAAAGGAGTCGGCGTAAAATGCACAGCAACAACGTGCAACCCGCTGCCTTGATTACGTGCCATCGCAGCAATCTCGAGTCTCGCTGTGCCGAGCGCGGATATACGCTGGCGGAAGTTATGCCATGTGTCGTGGCTCAGGCTGGTGACGAATGGACGATTGACGTAGGGAGCGCTGCATACCCTCGCGTTTCTCGCCTGCCTAATGCTCCAGAGCAGCCGAGTGGTGTAGCTTCAGGCCCTGGCACTGAATTGAAAAAGCTGCTGGCACGCATCGGAATCACAAGCACGCCAGACTGCTCATGCAACAGAGTCGCTGCCGAGATGGATCAGTGGGGGCCAGACGAGTGCGAGAAGCCAGAGCGGCAGGACTACATTCTCGCCGCAATGCGTGAGAACGCTGAGAAGCGTGGCCTGCCGTTCCTTGATGCGGCTGGCCGGATGCTGGTGCGCCGGGCGATCCGCAACGCTAGGCATAACGCTTGACACTCCTGCCACCCTAGTGGCATGGGACGCCAGAGAGCCAAGCCGAAGCTCAAGACGCAGCCGCCAGCGGATGTGTCGCCTTTTGACTCGGACGAGGACGATGACGACGTGGCCGGGGGCGGCATTCCAGACGATGACGGGTGGATTCACCTTGAACGGAAGGAGCCAGCCGATGAGGGCAAAAAGCCGAAGCGGCGGCCTCGTGGCCGCAGTGATTGAATCGCTACCGACACGAGTGCACGGAAACGCTCCGTGGTATGAGCGTGTCGCACCTGAGCACCTTGATGAATTGGCGGAACTCAAAGCCGCGTGGAAGTCCGGCAGGCTTGGCGTGCCACGTATGACTGCGGCACGGCATATTTCGGCACAGCTGCGTGAGCGAGGCATTTCTCCCGTTGGCCGTCAAGGAGTAGACGAATGGCTCGCAAGAGACTAGCTGAGACGGTGGCCGAGGATATTGACCACTCGCAGCAGCTGGCTGCTGACGCAGAGCTCGCCAGGTTGCGTTCTGAGCTAGCTGCGTACCGGAATCGGTACAAGATAGCCCTATCTCAGATTGACCGCGAGAGAGCACGCGGAGATGCCTTGGCGAGTCTTTCTGGAATCAAGGCGACAAAGCGACCATTGACCAAATCTGTCAAGGCAAAAAAGCACGACGCCACAGCCGTGCTCATGCTCTCGGATGTCCACTGCGAAGAGCGAGTGTTGCCTGAGACCGTGAACGGCGAGAACGACTACTCACTTGACGTATGTCAACTCCGCATGGACGAGCTTCAGGAGCGGTTTTTGGCATGCCTCGAGCACGAGCGGAATCAAGCCAATATCCACCGTGTCCTCGTCTGGCTCGGTGGCGACTTCATCACCGGGCACATTCACCCGGACTGCATGGAGGTGGCACAGCTTTCGCCGATGAATGCGACCATGTGGATCGCTGAGAGGCTGCGGGCTTTCATAGACGCCGTCGCTGATAGCGCAGAGTCTGTAATCGTCTGCACAAACGCTGGCAACCACGGCAGGAGCACCGAGAAAAACCGCATTGCCACGGAGCTAGACCACTCGTGGGAGCAGATGATGTATTTCACGCTGGCCCGTGAGGAGAAGCGAAAGAACGTGCAGTGGCAGATTGCAGAAGGGCATCTTGGGTACGTTGACCTTGACGGGTTTCTAGTTCGCACGACTCATGGTCACAGCATCAGGTTTTCTGGCGGTGTGTACGGAGTGGCCTTGCCAGCAAGCAAGGCTATCGCCAGGTGGGACGCTGGCCGCAAGGCCGACCTGACCATCTTTGGCCACTACCACTCGTGGGGCTGGCTGCGCGGCGCTCGCTATATCGCCAACGGAAGCGTCATTGGCCACTCGCCATACGCCGAGCGTGTCGCTTCTCCAGAGCGTCCATGCCAAGGCATGGCAATCATTGACGGAGGCAGACGAGAAGTCACTCGAGCCTATCCGTTGTTCTGTGATCGAGACCTTCGCTCAAAGCGTTGACCAATGCAGTACGAATTGACAGACGAGTATCTCGCCGACGCACGCCAACGAGCGTATCGATATCAGGGCCAATGGACCGGCACGGCAGGCTCGCTCGCTCGCAGCAGACGTTGCACGACTTCTCTTTGAAAGGAAACGCATGCAAGGCACAATCACCAATCTGGAAGAAACCAACTCGCAGCTGCGGGCCGCCGTGGAGACCCGCCTGGCTGGCACTTCGCCGAGCGTGGCGGAAACAGACGCTGCGGGCGGCGAGTACGCCGACGCGATGCGAAACACAAAAGGCTGCTGTGACGGTGGCAAATGTCATTCGCCAGTTGACGAGGCACCGGAACGCTGGAAGGAAATCACGCAGGCCAGCGCCGCAAAGTATCACGCCGAACGAGCGGAGCCCGAGGAAACGGTGCCTGTGAATTGGATTCTCCAAGGGCAGAAGGAAATGGATGCAGCACCGGACGACATTCGTTGGACGGGTGACAGCATCTTGGCACAGGATCACGACGATGTATCGCCTGCCGAAAGATTGCTGATGGATGCCATTGATGTCGTGCGTGACAGACGCCCAAAGTACGGTGGCCCAAAGCATCACTTCCGCCGCACCATCGGCATGATCAACGCCGCTTTCGCCGACGTGCTGAAGCGTCCGCTCACGGAGAGCGACTGGGCGATCTTTATGACGTTTGACAAGGTCGCACGATTCCTTGGGCCAAATAAGACCGCAGACGGGCCGATTGACCTAGCTGGTTACGCTGCTTGCCTCGCCGAGTGCGAAGCGGCAGAGCCGGTCTAGTTTGCCTTCCCATCGCCCTAGTCTGGCGGCATGGCAGACCAACAGCCGACCGCCGTCGTCATCGACGCACACGTTATGCAATTTCTCGCCGACTCCCGTCGTGCGGCGGCTGACGGTCTGACTTGGGCAGAGTTTGGCGGACTCATGACGGCACTTTGCCGCTTGTGCATTGAGACACTTGACCGCGTGAAGACGTTGAGCGGACCAGAGAAGAAGGCGATTGCACTTGTGGCTGTCGCTGCCCTGTTTGACGCCGTTGCTGGCAAGTGCGTTCCGCTTGCTGCGTGGCCAGCGTGGGCACTTCTCCGACCGGCTCTGCGTGCGTTTGTTCTGGCTCTCGCCAGTGGTGCCATCGAATCCATGATCCCTATGGTGAGGTCGTCAACGTGATCACAGCCCTCCTTGTGGCGTTTGCCGTCTACGTCCTCGCCGGCCAGCAAATCACCGAGAAGGTGAAAGCGTGGTGCGCCACGGCGAAGATGCCGACTATCGACGGCAAGCACGTCGCCGTGGTTGCGTTGCTGGTTGCCGCTGGCATCTCGTTCATGCCTTCCCGCTCAAGCACGCCGACGCCTGAACCGGCACCAGTGCCGCCGGATGCGTTCAGTTTGCGTGGAAAGTTCGTCGGGCCGACTGCGGCCGAGGACGCCTCAACAATGTCGGCTCTCTGCGGTGAGCTCGCCGACTGCATTGAATACGACGGCCAGCACGACCAGCGGCTCAAGAGTGGCGTGGCGTTTGATGACCTACGAATTGCTGCCCGCGAGATGCGGTGCAAAGGCGAGTCGATCGGTGCTCGCCAGCCGCAAGTGCGTGACGCCGTCCACAAGTTCCTTGACGACGCCGTTGGCTCTTCTGGCGGTCCAGTGACGCCCGAGAGCCGGTCGGCGTGGGTCTCAGCATTCCGTGACCTGTCGAGGGCCGCCGCCGATGTCACGAAGTAATCGCTGGTCAGTCGGTGCCGTCACGTTCGTCATCGCCATGGCGATTCTTGGCGTGCTCGTTGAGCGTGCCACTCGCCGCACGGCTGACGCCATTGACGCACGGTTCGGCTACACGCCAGATCCGGCAGGGACTCGGCAATTTTTGGACACGCTTGGCGACGAGAAGTTCTTCAGCCAGGCGGGTGCCGAGGCGATGAAGGAAGCCAAGGGCGTTGACACGTTTCTGTACCGGCAACTGGATGCCGCCCATCGTGCACGCTACGGCAAGCCGTTTGTGGTGGGCAGGCAACTCATTGGTGACTGCACCAGCTGGGGCGGAATGCACGCCGTGGCGGTTGCCGATGCCGTCTCATGGTCTCTAGGAAAACTTCCAGAGCCTCCGCTGCTTCCCGCGACTGAGCCGCTGTATGGAGGTGCTCGAGTAGAAGCACGTGGCAAGCCGGGCGACGGTGCCCAGCCTTACGGCGGGTTTTCAGACGGTGCCACCGGCTACGGAGTCGCCAAGTTCCTCAGAGAGTTTGGCGTTGTCTACCGGCAGAAGTACCCGACAGCCGACCTGACCGAGTATTCCGGCGAGCGTGCGAAGCAATGGGGAGCCTACGGCTGCGGCGGCCAGGGCGACGCAGGCCGCATGGATGCCGAGGCCAAGAAGCATCCGTTGCGTCACGTCGTCGCCGTGCAGACATGGGCTGAATTGGCGGCAGCCTTGGAGTCAGGCTACCCGGTGACGCTGGCGAGCTCGCAGGGCTTTCAATCTGTCCGCAACAAGGACGGCATCGCTGAAGCATCCGGCACTTGGATGCACCAACAAGTAGCGATTGCGATTCGCCACAAAAAGAACGGCTCACCTGACGACTTGGTGCTGATCTTGAATTCGTGGGGTCCAAACTGGATCGGCGGCCCAAAAGTTCCGGCAGACATGCCAGACGGCTCGTATTGGGCTCGTCGCTCTGTCGTTGAGACTCGGATGCTTGAGGACGCTTGGGCAATCGGCGACACGGACGGGTTCAAGTACCGCGACATCCACAATGGCAACTGGCTCACGCCCTCACCCAACTAGGAGACGCTCATGGGTTTGCTTCTCTGGCTCGTATTCGGTGCATTCGTCGGTGGAGCAGCCAAGTGGCTGATGCCCGGCAAGTGCCCGCAAGGCTGGCTCCCGACAATCGCTCTGGGAGTCGTTGGCTCGTTTGCTGGCGGCCTGCCGTTTGGCCACGGTTCTGCTGGCATCGTCGGCAGCGTCATCGGTGCCTGCGTTGTCATGTTCCTCTATTCGATTTGGAGTGACGACAAGTGAACAACCGAGAACTTCGCATCGTGTCTATTGCCGTACTGGTTGCTGCTGCCGTGACGTGGGCTGCAGCGACATCGGACTACTCGCCGCTCAAGCCGCAGCAGGATCGTCCAGTGCTGCGATTCCTCGCACGGGTGGCAAAGCTTGGCCTGTGGGTCATGGCTGTGGCAGATCCGCCACCGGCGCAGCAGCACTACGTCGTCCACGCTCGCGTGGATGCGGACGGGCACCGAGTCCTCAACCACGGACATGGATGGTGAGCTATGTGGCAATGGCTGCTCTCCGTTCTCGCCGCTCTGTCTGCCGACCCGGCACAGATTGACCGTGAGGCTCCACGGGCCTCGGCAGCGGTCTCTGCAGCGTATGCAGCCGTGGCTCCTGAGAAGGCTCCAGAGCCCCAGCCAGAGCCTCCCAAGCCCAAGCCTGCCGTCTGTGCTGACTGCGGCGGAAAGGGCTATATCGTCCACGGAGACGGCCACAGGACCACCTGCCCGACGTGCGGCGGAAAGGCTCCCGGCGCGTCGTCCACGCCAGATGCACCACCACGGCCTGCGGGCGGGAGGTGACGGTGGGCGACGCGCCGGGCGGAATGCTGCCGCACCTGCGCAGCCGACTGAGGCAGGAGATTGGCCCGCGTGCGGTCAACGCTGGCCGGGCGTTTGACGAGTTCGTAGACGCCGTGGCTCGCAACTGGAACAGCGAGCACTGGACAAAGCTGGCGCGGTCTCAGCCCGAGTCCGAGATGGCAGCGGTGAAGGACTGCAAGGTACTCATCGCAAAGGTCCGCGAGGATGTTGAGGCCATGTGGGGCGACAGCGAGCAGCTGCGGTCACTCTACTCAAACGTCGGCGAGCAGACAGTTGGCATGTTCGCTCGCCTCTGGTTTGAAAGCATGGCCAACCGGACGTGGATGCGTCAGGCGTGCCGAGAAGCCCGCAGAACTTGACCGGCCTGCAACACTCACCGCATGGGCGAGGTTCAGCGGTCACTTTACGCCGACGAGGATTTGCCGCCAGCGAAGGGCAAGCGTCGCCGCATGCCTGCTCGCCTTGCTCCCGAGATGCGAAAGTTTCTGACGACGCTGGCTCGCATCGGTGCTCGAGTAACGTGGACGATTGAACTGCTCTACAACCCGAGCATCGGCGGCCAGGGCGAGCTCTGCGAACGTGCCAAAGCAGGCGACCACACGCTCGTTCTGGACACAGTCCGCGAGGTGGAATACCGGGCGTCGCAGCTGGGTGACGACATTGAGGCGTTCATGACGCCGCCGAGCAAGTTGCCAGCCGAGCCGGGCCATCCGTCACGGGTGGACGCAATGGCCCGGCGGCAGGCGGCGAGACAGCACTTGTTTGACTGATACGGAACCTCGGCCTGTTTGTTTTACGGTAGAGGTTTTGTGGCGGCTGGCGGATCTGTTGTCACGCCTCGGGCTTTTCGGGCGGCTTGTCGATGGGTGGCAAGTAATCCAGATTTGATTCACGGCCCGTGATTTCCTCGTCGTAGTAGTGGTTTTCTGCCATCTCCTCGCTGCTGTGGCCCAGCTGTTTCTTGGCTGAAATTCCAGCGCGTTTTAGATAACTCGCGGTGCTTTTTCTGATGGCATGAAAGGGCTTGTACGGGACGCCAGCCACCCGGCACAGCACTCGCAGGCTGTTGTACGCAGACAGTGGCTCACGATCATCCAGCCAAGGCCATACGCGAGCCTCTGGCGGGCCTTTCTGCGTGGCCAGCATCTTTGCTAGGTCTGCCGTGATCGGGCGTGTAATCGTCTCCCTGTGCCCTTTGCGGGTGGCAGCCAAGAACGTCAGCGTGTGACGCTCAAAGTCCACCTCGGACCACCGGAGCTCAAGCACCGCACCTATCCGCTCGCCCGTCTGAAACATCGCCTGCAGCTTGGTCGTCCAGTACCAGCAGGCAGGTTTGCCGCAAATCAGGCCTTTCCGGTGCCGGGCCGCCTCGACCAGCTTGGAGAGCTCGTCAGCCTTGTAGGCCTTCGGAACAGGCTTTGGCACCCGTGGCCGGGCGTAATCTGGGAAATCAATCAGTTCACCGTTGGACCGCTTCCAGCGTTTCTTGGCAAGCCAGTTCCACAGGGTGCGGATCTGGGCACTGTCCTTCGCAAGCGACGCCGGGCTGATCAGCTTCCACTTGCTGTGCTGGGTGACACGCCTCCAACGAATGAACTTGGCAACGGTGAGATCATCAAGGTCATCCACGACCGGCTCACGCCCAAGGAAGTCCTTGAAGCGGGCCAGTGTCGCCAAATACATCAGCACGGTCCTGTCGCAGATGTCTTTTTGCGGCGCAAATCGCTCAATCAACAGCTCTCGCAGTTCCATTTTCTCGTCTCCTCTTTTTGGTTTGGGAGGCGATCTTAGCGAGTAGTGTACAAATGTTCAAACTTGACCCCATCCGCTAAAACAATCGCCCCGTTTCGGGACGATCGATAGTGTACAGCGTTTCTAGTGAACAGACCTAGAGAAGATTTGGACGCGATGATTGTGTCGTGGAATACGGACCAAGGTTGTCCGAGTAGGTTTGTCTAACTGGCGTTAGCTGGTAGTATCCCAAGGATGGTAAGCATGACTCCCCAGAAGATCGAAGGCGGCGAGTATCTGACAGTCCGAGAGGCTGTGGATCTGATGGGCTGCACCGAAGGCTGGGTGCGGATGTTGCTCGGCACAGGCAAACTGCAGGGCAGGCGATTCGGTGAGCGTGTCTGGCTTATCCCGATTGAGGCGGCCCGCGAGGCTCGAGATAACTTGAGCACTAGGTCGGTTGGCAAGAACCACTTGGCCAAGCGGCCAGCCGCCAAGCGGAAGAAATCCGCCAAGAAGAAAAAGAAGTAGCGTTTTCACGCTGGAAACGTCGTCCAAAAATCTTTTTCTGAAGCCTTGACAGCCTAACTAACGATACCCTACAGTGTTGCTCGCACTTCAGGAATCTCTTGCCAAGGATGGCCCGATGAAACGTCACCTCGACCGAATCATCCACTCGCTCGTAATGATCCGCCTCGGGCAGGAACTTGGCACCGACTCTGAGATCGCTCAGTCGCTGGCCAGCTGCATCGACTTTCTCGCTGCCACTCTTGCACGAGTTTTCGCTTGACGAACTAACGCTACCCAATACCCAAAACATGGAACTAGAAACTGTGTCTAGTACATTGACGGCGGACTGAACGGGCGTACACTGCGCCCCCAACACGAAGGAGATGACCACATGGCCCACGAAAACGAATACGCCGGTGCGATTGCTGGCATGACCGAGACCTACGGCTCACGTCGATTTGCCGACACGTTTGCGATTGGTGACCACCTGACGTTTCGCCTGACAGGCTGGCCTCCTCGCTCTTACGACGATGGCCGAGTCACTGATCATCACAACGGAATGCTGCTGGTTGAGACCGCTGGCGACATCGTTGAAGTGGACCCGCGACCGTGGCCGGAAGGAAA